TATTTAAATTTTTATACTTTTAAATAGTTTTTCTACCCTGGAAGACTTTTGGCTACCTTCTGGGCTAATAAAAAATGGAGTCACAAAAATACTATTTTTTATCTTGACGATACTAATCGAAAAGTAGAGACTTTATGTATGAATAAATACATGAGTGATATGGATGTAAAAAAATATGAAAATGGTAGTTTTACTATTAGATCCATAAGAAAATAATTTTACTATAATATTCTTATGTAAACATATGGAAGAAACAATGATAAATTATATTTTACAAAATGAACCAGCAAAATTAATAAGTTCTATTGAAAATGGTGCAGACATTCATTATAAAGATGATTATCCATTTATTCTTGCTTGTAGTAAGGTTTTTGTAAATATTGTTACATTGCTTATTAACCTTTACAATCCAAATATTAATGCTCAAAATGGTTTTCCATTAAGGATGGCTTGCATACATGGTCATATGAATATAGTAATTTGTTTAGTAGAGAATGGAGCAGATATAAATATCGATGATGGGGCTGCTCTCATATGGTGCGCTTATAAAAATAAAGACGATATAGCCAAATATTTAATTGATAAAGGTGCGAATGTTTATGTTAGAAATAGTTTATTATTGAATATATATTCAAATAAAGGAAAACATGAAATGGTAAATTATTGTAAAAAGAATGATTTAGTCGATTTATTTTTAACGTCGTTTATTACATAAAAAAAATAAAATGTAAACTAATATATAAATGAAAAGCGTGAAACCAATTGTGCTTTTGTCTTTTCTCTTTTTTGCAAGCGTGATCGCAGATGATTTTAGTGAGCCAATTTCTACAAATAGTGATGTAGAAGATTTCGATGGAAATGAAGATTATGATGTAAATGATAGTGATGTTGAAGATTATAATAGTGATGAAAATGAAGATATTGTTTACTCAAATATGATTTCTAAAAGACCTCCTTTACCTCCTCCCCCAACAAAATATACTTCATCTGCTTCACTTATTAAATCTCCTCCAACTACTCCACCCCCTTGTAAAAAATGGAGGTGTAGTATGGATGGATATGTTCCAAAATGGAAACCGGATGTCTCTGCTGCATGTAAGAATAATTATTCAAAAATGGGTATTATGACAAAAGCTGTTTGTCAAGACAAATTTTGTGTAAAAGTATGCGAAAAATTCTAAATGAATTATTATTTTATGAATAAATAATATTTCTTTCTAATATGATAATCACTGAGAAAAGATGTGATGATTCACAAATTGATTGCTATGTTACTCGAAGAATATGTAGTCAATCTCATACGATATTTTATAATTATATACATACTCTAAGAGATTACAATAAATTTCTTGATTCTTTTGAAATGGAAGAAAAAAATAAGAAAGAACTTATTAGTTTAATTGATTTTCTTATTCAACAAATTGAAGAGTTTTATAGCTTTAATTTGCTCAAATATGTATCTAAAACATCTCTTAAATCTAAAATGTTCACATTATTTACCTCTTGCTATATAGCTTACTTACATCATAAGATTAGTAGAGAAACTGCTAACAATGTTTTTGAGTATCTTTATAATTATTATTTAGTAGCAGCAAAACAAGGGTTCATTAGCGCTATGAATTTTGATGATTATGATCTAGAAGTAAATCTAGCAATTATAGATAATATAATGAAAGAATTTGGATATGTTAAAATTAGACCAACTATATGGATATCGCAAAACAATGAAAAAAATGTTGAGAAAAAAATAAAAAATTGGAATTTACATGTCTTTACAAAAAGCGAGAATCTAGGTTGAAAAAACACAACTTAAAAAAATTTCCACTACTATTTGAAAATGCAAGATATAAATCCTCACTTAATATTTTTTGGGGACACAACATCCGATATTTTTTTCCCACAAGTGAAGCAATATGTTGATGGAAAAATAAGAAAAACAAAAATATTAAAGTCTGAACAAATAATTTATAAAAGAGAAGTTGAAATTGATAATTTTTGGGCATTCGATATTAGTAAGAATTGCGATTTTATTAGTGGTCTTGAAATAACTGGAGATAGTGATGATATTCAAAATCATATTTCAAGTATTGAATTATGCATAGGAAGTTTAGTTGTAAGCAAATTTTATTTGAGTGAGTGCTATGTTATGGAGAATAATGGTAAATTTTCGATTAGAATAGATTTTGATAAAATGTTCTTGAATTATTCATTTTTACCAATTATACCTTTACAATTTCATAGTGTTTATTTTGTGATCAATGGAACCGGAATGCAAAATCTACATATGAAGTGTTATGTTTTAGAGGGTTTGTTAGAAAATGAACTAAGAAGAAGTTGTATGGAAATGAAGCACGAAATTTTAATAAATCATTATGAACAATATAATCTGGATATGATTGGAAACAAGATATATATTAATTTTGGAAATCACTTACTTAGTAGAAGTAATTTTATTAAGTCATTGAAGTTCCAATTTGAAAAACTATTTTATTTCAATACTATAACCATATATGCAAATGATCAAAAACTGACAACATTGACAAGAAGTGATTTGAAATTCATAAATAAAGGCTTCATTATGGAAAATTTTTACTACAAAACTTTTCTCTATAACCAAATTATTCTAGAATTTGACAAAGATATTGATAGCGATCTTACTCTTACAACTACTAACTTTAACATTATACAAATTAACTCAGGAATGGGTGGATTGCGTTACACTGGATTAAGGAGAGATGTTTCTTGTGGATTAATAGTTATTGACTATAAAGAAATAGACGAAGAAATATATTTGAGTAAAGTGATTCCAAAAGAGGATAATATATGTTGTATTTCCCATCAAGAATTTGAGGAAAATGAAGAAAGAATTATTTGTGGGATTTGTTTCGCAAGTTATAAGAGAGAAGCGATTGAAGAATGGTTTCAAATGAAAAGAGATAGAGTATGTCCATATGGTCGTTGTGAAAATGGCAAATGGTATAAAAAATGATGGTAAATTGCTATAATTTATTTAGTAATTACAATTATGTCGAACGCTTACAAAGAGATTCCAGTGCCCAGCGGGTACAACATTGACAAAGGAGGAGTTTTCCTTCTTGTCCACCCTGATGTCTCTGACAATTTCAGGGCACTTCTAAATCACAAAGTGGTTAAGAATGCAGGTGCAAACGAACATTGTGCGATTGTCTCTGTACCAATGTCAAATACTCCTACACAATGGAGTATCAACTTATCTCAAGAATACAAAAATATTTTGATTAGTTATTGGCGCAAATTGACGCAGCCGAGTGTAAAAATTGCACTTGAAAAGTTAAGCACATACAAACTTAGTTACACTAAGGCTCAAACATTTGTTAGAGCGAATGGAATGCTTAATTTCTTCTTGAGAAACCTAGATAAAAAATGTAAGGAAAATGGTGGGTCTATGTCGAGTATTCCCATGAATGCTATGATTGGAATAGAGCCAGCTAGGAACGAAAACATTGAAAAATATCCATCACATTGTTTTGGATATTTTGGTGGTAGTCAAGAACCTCAAGATGTTACAATCTATGATACTTGTATGAGGGAAGCGATGGAAGAATGTAATATTATCTTTCACGAATCTGTTCTTGATCAAGAATATCAAACATCTTTGAGAGAGAGTATGAAATTTGTTCCAATGTATGTCGATACCCAATTCAAAGACACGAATCTCTACTCTAGAGTTTATGTTATTTTGTTGGGCAACGATGCTATTTTAGTTGACCAAGGAGATGGTAAATTTATCGCAAAAAGAAATTAGTTATACAACTTTATAATCCCATTTTTTTGCCTATCCAAATATATTCCAATGTTGGACCAGCTTCATTGTAATTAAAATTTTTGAATCTTCTATATTCTTTAGTTACAACTTTCGTTTCAAAATATTTTTCAAATATATTTCTTATACTTTCGTGGCTAATTATTCCTTCATTATTGTATGACATAAAAACATAGTCAGTCTTTTTACTCAACTTCTGTAACAATTCGTCCAATACTTTTGGAGCCTTTGACTTAGAACACCAATCGCTAAGAGTTGTCTCTTTAATCAATCCAGTTTTCCCATATATTTCTTGTTCTTCGTACTTCGCGATGTAATTCAAAACGTGATAGTTTTTTCCATACTGTCTCTCATTGTATGGTGGATCTAAATAAACCCAATCGACTTTCCCAATCTTATCAATCAAGATAAGACACTCATCATTAAATACTCGATTCTCGCTATTGCACAAAGTTTCTTGATGAATTGGATTAAGAATAATATCTTTCAATGCAGTTTTTTTATATTCTTTCAAAAATGATCCATAAATAGATGGTACATTGGCACAAGAATCAGCACTTACTATAATAGATCCTAGTAAAAAATAATATTCTTCATCACTCAATGTAGGTTTCATTTCTTCCAATCTTATCCTCATACCATCTATTTTTCGGGCATTTTCAACTGTGAAGAACATTCTTTTTTCTTCACCATCTTCCGAGTAATTTTTAGAAAATATTCCACTAATTGGCTCGACTTCGTTTAATTGATGTGTTAGCCCTTTTAATTTGTCGCTATATATCCCACAAATTGAAGCATTTGCGACAATATATGCATAATATTCTAAATCATTTGAAATAACATTACAACCCAAATTGCGAAAATGAAATCCAACACTGCTTGTTCCAGAGAAAACATCAACAAATTTTTTATCAGCAAAATCGACTGTATTAGTTTCATCTCGAATAGTTTCCTCAATAAAAGATAATAAAGAAAATTTGGATCCAATATAATTTAATTTTTTAAGTGACATATTTATAATAAAGAGTGCAATAATTTTAAGTCGCATTTATTAAGCATTTTGTAGATCAAATTTCAAAAAATTACTCAAATAGCAAGTTTTTCTACTAGCTCAAATATTTCTACTAGAGCATTATTTAACATCAAACTCCAAAACATCAATATGTTCTCCTTCAATAAATTCTATCTTTTCTTCAAGTAAAACATTTTCAAGGTCACATATAGATATTATATCTTTTTTATTTATATCCATGCGAAGTAAGTTAAAATTATCTAAATAAAATAATTTTTTACCATCTCTTGAAATATCCAATGATCTTAAATTAGAAAAATTTGAACGATAGAGAAGTTGTTTCTTGTTTTTGTCAATATTCCTCATATACAACTCAGCACATTCAAGTTCTGGATTAGTCATTGAATAATAAAAATAATTTTCATGTTTGACAAAGGCAAAAACATATCTTTTTAACTTGCATACTCGTTGGAAAAAACTGTAATTTTCTAACTTACAAATACCTTTTTTGTATATGGAGCAATATAAAATCCCATTTTCATCATATTTTAATGAACTTATTTTCTCATTTGATAGAAAAATATTTTCGTTATTTTCATAATTGAATATATCCAATCTATAAGTTATATCTCCTCCTCCCCATATAGTTCGTATGGCGATCTCTTTTTTTAAGGGATTAAATTTAATTCTCGGGAAATGATATAATGATGATATTGAATCATCTGTAAATAAATTACAAACAAATTTGCGAGTATTATCTATCAAATTTATTAAAAAAATAGGTATGCGATTTTCTTTTCTGCATACAGCAATAAATTTACCACAAGGACTTATCTCAAATTTTATATTCTCGGATTCATCTCCATTATATATTGTTATTGTTTCATTATTTTTATAGTCCCAGGAGATTATTTGATTTTCTTTTTGTAAAAAAATTACTTTATTTGTAAAAGGTACAAATCTTACAAATTTCAAGTTATTTTCGAATTTTTTAGAAGCGATTTTATACTCATCTTTAAAAATAACAATCGCATTTTTAATTATTATAGCAACATCTTGGCTCAAATTGTCCATATGCGTAACATATTCATTTTCTAGAATTATTTTCAATGACTCTGGAAATGATTCATACATTTTCTTACAATTATCCTTGTCTATTGTTTTTTTCAAAATTAGCCCCCATATTTCTTGTGGTATATTCATTTTTTTTTATTATTTATCTACAAAAAAAATAATCAATTTTTACAAAAATTGATTAAAAATAAAATAATATATATGTTTAGAAAATGACTGAGGCTAACTATAGTAATATTCTCTTAGAAATTCAAGGAGCTCAATACATTCTAACCAATGCACAATGGAATTGTAATAATTTCTCTGGAAATATTGGATCATTAACTCTCAACGCAACATATGAAGGATCGGGTGAGTTTGTTGGCGAAGCGAATGGTCAACAATATGGTGGAGAAATTGAAGGGTTTGGTAAAAATGTAACAGGATGGTATGTACCCGCAAACCAAGTGCTTCCAAATTAAATTTGATATTTTAATTATAATTATTAGTTCACTTTGTTGAATTTTTTACATTTTGGGCATTCAACTCTCAATGGAAACGTCATCAAAAAAACATTGCTACAAAACGTATTTCCACACGTACATAGGTATATAGGTTGGATAATAGGTTCGTAAATCAACTCTGATTCGGTTTTCATTAAATTATCATCATAGAATTTAATTCTAATAAAAACGCGAAAATATTAGAATCATATATTCCACTCTAAAAAATAAAAATTGATAATATTTATTGATGATTTATTGATAGATAGAAAATGTCTATTAAATATTTTTTTATTTCTTTATATTATACATATCCATTTGTATTATGTATATTAATGATTGTATTTGATGAAAAAATAACGAACTGCAAGGATAGTGATAATATTTTAAAAAAAATTGGTATTACAACAACAATTTTAAGTTTTGCTTCAATGGCTACTTTTCCTGCTACATTTAAAGATGACCTTAATTATGTATCATACTTATGGTTTATTTTTACCCTTGCTGTGATTAGTTTTAGTGGAATTCATGTTTCTTATTTTTTTGGACAGGATGTAAGTATTTTGAAATGTTCAAAAGAAGTCATTTTTTTGAATGTTTTATTATCATTACCAGCTATCATAGTAGCAGGACTAATGTCATTTTTAATTGCTTCTGCTGTTATTTATGTAGTAATATTCATTGTGGATAATAATTATATAGAACCATTGTTTGAAAAAAAATATAATAAATGTATATCTTCATATACATTTCTCTGGTGTCTTATTCAATTATCTTTCTTAGTAAATTATTCAACTAATTTAGTATCTCTAATATTTACTTGTATCCAAACGGTTTTTCTTTTTGGAGTTTCTTGTACAGTGAAACAGCTAAAATATAAAAGACTAAAATACTTAATTAACTTGTCAATAATATTGGGCTTGGTATCTACTATTTTTGAAAAGATTATTGACGATAAAATTACTCCTGTTGGAATTAATAGCTCGATCCCTTCAATTACATTCATCTTTTATTTAATTAATTATCTAAAAAATCGTTTTACAAAAAAAGGAAAAGTATCATCAATTCAATTCCAAGTTAGAGAATTACCCCCAGTTGTCTATGCAAGTGGTTGTGCCAGTGTTTATAAAAAAATTGATGTAGAATAATACTGCATTTAGTAGGAAATATAATGTGCTTACCATTTGAACAAGCTAGAAAGTTTTTTAGACGTAATGCGTCAAAATTTGTACTCAATGACTTATTGAAAGTTTATTCCCAAGGAAATCTCAGCGATGTCTTGAAAATGAACAAGAGTATCCAGTACAGATTCAACAATGAGGAATATCATTTATTGGATAAAGATCTCAAGGATTTCCTTCAATTTACATCAATAGATTACAAGACGGCGAAGAAATTTGATTCAATTGAAGGAAATCTTTATTTGATGATTGATGCCTGTTGCAGAAACCATCAAATAAATTACGTGGAATCATTCATTACTTCATTCAATCTATCAAAATTTTTAAAAATCATTGAAGAATCAATTTACACCTCAATCAGGAGATATCGTATTGACATTGCAAAAAGTCTCTTTAATTTCCTGGTTAGGAAAACATTTTGTCAGAGTGCTGAGAAAATAAAGATTCTTGACAAAATCATTCACACTTGTTTATCTTTATCTTTCCAATATGATAAAAAATTCACAATGTGGATGCTTCACGAGATGGGATACAATGAAGACATCGCTTACTTGAATCCTGCTGATTTCAAAATTGTAAGAATCAATTGTGAATTGGATAAGAATTTGAAGACCAACATATGCAAATACATTTTGGTTACAAATTGGTTGGACGATTACAAAGGAAATCAAGATGATTATTTCATTCGTGAGTTTCTACGTGATAAGGCTTTATCAGCGATCATATAATTATTTTATAAATACAAATGGATATTCAATAAACATTCTACTTCCACTTGGGCTTTGATGTAAAATTATGGTCTCATTATTCACAACTAAAGCAAATTTCCCACCTTCATTTATAAGTTTCATAGCAGGGTTTTTCCCAATCTTATCCAATTTATCAATTACATTTTTGTAAACATCTTCACCTATTTCTATCGAGCCTTTATAATCAACGCCATCACTCGTCTGTTTATTTTGGTCAAAATAATTAGTAATTTCTCCTTGATTTATTTTACTTAATTCTGGATCTTTATCCAATTTAGTAAGAATCGCAACTCTTCTTCCTACTCCACGAGGAACCTTAGTAATACGAAAAAGGTATAACCTTGGCATTTATTATAAATTTTATATAATAAATTGGATAAAAATACAAATTTCCTAAAATACTTAAATTCTAAATTTTTCGATTGTTGAGATATTGTTTCCATTTATTGTTAAGACGTGATGTCTATCTAGTTCGAATGAATACAGTTCACCACATTTCACAAAATTAACTTTTTGAACATCCTTTGCTGGAGTCCATTCACCATATATTTCAATAAGATGGTCGCCTGTAATTCTCATTTTATTGAACTCCGCCATTTCAAAATATCCAGTTGCTGTTTTGGTTTTTAATATTTTGGTAATAATTGCTTCTCCTTGTGGAGTTAATACTTGATCACCTTCTTTCAAGAATCTCACAGCTTTTTCTAAATTTTTTCCAATCAATACTTTTCCAAATCCATCAATGGAAAAAAATCTTCTTTGTAAATTTCTTAACATTTTTATTATTGTAATAAAAATATCTTTAATACTTTTCATTTTTTTTAGATTATATTTGGAAAATAAAATTCTTGATTACCTTATGACAATCACAGCTGCAGTTGTTTCTAGAATATTTATTGGAGAATTACCCTATGTAATATCATATTTAGATTACTATTTATCGATTGGATTTTCAAGATTTTATTTAATAATTAATGATAAAAATGAAGAAGCTCCCATAAAAAATTATTTGAAAAAATATGGGAAACAAATAACTTATTTCATTCCACAAAAAGATATTAAAGATTTAAATTATGAAGGATTTCGAGGATGCGAGAGTTTAATAAAAGAAGATTATATTTTAAATATTGATATTGATGAGTTTTTATATTTGAAACTAGAAGATAAAGTTTACATAAATATACAGGATTTTATTGGAGAACATCAATATGAAAAATATAAATTTGATTGGTTAATGGTTATAAATGATGGAATTTCTAACAAGGAGAGAGGATTTGTGAGACCAAATGTGGGTAAAATTATGGTAAAAACATCGTGTGGATTAGCACGTTTTAAGTGCCACGATATTTTTACAAATAAGAAAAATTTGAAAACATTTCAAGGTAATATGTATGTTTTACACTACTGGGGAAGGACTTTTAATGATATTGTTATAAAATGTTTATATGGTAAGTTACCAAATAATAAAACCACTAATCTTGATGAAATGAATCTTGATGTAAGAAAAAAGAGACTACCAGTTCGATTCAAATTAATGGCTTTATTAAGCATTGGAAAAAAAAATATTACAGTACCGAATTTTGTTATTAATAAGATAGACTACAATAAAGAAAATGAATTAGTCACTGTATTTGATAAAATTGGAGATTTACAAGAGATGTATAGGGAATATGTAAGTAAATTGAACTATAAATTTTTTAAAAAATATATAGAAGAAAATATAAAATTGTTGGATATGCAGAAAATAATTGATTAAAAAAATGATACTTAAAAAGTCAAAGGTATATACTAATAAAATGGGCGTACCAGGATTATTTAGTTGGATTAAGAGAAACTTTGAAAAAGAAATTTTCTCTAAAAATCTACCAAAAGATATCGATCATCTCTTTATAGACTTCAATGGTCTAATTTATATTGTAGAAGAAAATTTCAATTACCTTGCTTACAAGGATCAAACTGAAGAACAGATTGAAAATGCGATTATTGATCAAGTCATTAAATACACTCAAAAGTACATTTTCGCAATTAGACCAAGAAAATCAATTTCGATATGTATGGATGGAGTAGTTACTATGGCAAAAAATCATTTGAAGCGTCTTCGTATGTTCAAGTCTCCCTATATTGAAAAAATGGAGGATGAATTGGATAAAAAATATGACAAATATGTGGAGCGATTGATGGACATTCGAAACATCACTGCTGGCTCTCCTTTTATGGAAAGGCTTACAAGAAGTTTGGAAAAAGCGATACAGTCAAAATTTTTGGGTCCTTTACCGATCCATTTTAGTGCTTGTAATTCAATTGGTGAAGGTGAGCACAAGATCATTAGTATGATCAAGAAAAAGAAGATTTCCAAGGACGAGAAGATTGGTATATACTGCAGCGATGGAGATATGATTATTCTTTCTCAATCACTTCACACGCAAAAGATTCTTATTATGAAAGAAGCAAGAGATACTGCAATTGAGGAATTTGATTTTGAAGTATATAACATGGAAACATTGTACGACGGCATTTTCAAGAGCATTCGTCTTGTGATGAATGAGAAGAAGATTGATACCAAAGATGTTCAAAAAGATAGAGTTATGAAAGATTTTGTCTTTTTGAGTTTTTTCATGGGAAATGATTTCCTTCACAATTTGCCAAGTATTAGTATTGAATTTGTTTTCGATTCATATGTTGATTGTTTCAAGAACATCAATGCGATGCAAAGAGTTAAGAAATACATTATTTCTTTTGTGGATGGTAAAGTAAATGTCAACCATCAATTTGTGAAAGCTCTTTTGCGAAGTTTTGCTGAGAAAGAGCTTACTAACATTCGTTTTGTTTCTCAAAATAGAATTCATTCACTCAAAAAGAATTATGAAAGTGAGTATGAATTGGAAAAGTGGAAATTGGATAGAGTTGCGTATAATCCAGATTTTCAAAAATACGCGAAACCAATCGATTACTTCAAGGCTGATTGGAGAGAAAAGTATTACAACATATTTTTCGATTTAGTTGGAGAAGGAGAAAATTTAGAGAAAGAATTGGATACAATATCCAAGAACTATTTTGAAGGAATTATGTTTTTGACAAGATATTACTTCGATTTGGAGTATTGTTGGGAATGGTTCAAGCCTTATTATGCATCACCATTAGTGAGTGATTTGAGCAAATATCTCGATAAGATTGGAGATTTGAATTCGATTGTTTTAGAGAGAGGAGAGCCTTTTTCTCTTTTTGAACAAAAGATGTTAAGCTCGAGCAAAGATACATTGGAATTATTACCAAAATGCCTCCAAGAAGAATTATCTAAAGAAGAGTATAGTCATTTTTTTCCTGAAAAATTCGAATGGGTTGCTTGGGAGAAATCAATGACTTCTCAAATTGAACCAAAAATACCTCCAATTGATGTCAAACTTTTTCGTCAAATATATTCTACTTTGAAGGATAAATTAAGCGAAGAAGAAAAATCATTGGATGTTGTGTCATTCGATTAAAATTATAATATAGTTTGAAAAAATTTAAGAAATTTCTCCAAGGAGTTCTTCGTAGGTTTTTTAATTCTTTGCAATCAATGATTTTTTGCAAAGACTCATATTCAAATTTCTGGGTAACGTTCATATTGAGAATATATTTACCATTAAATGAAATATAAATTTTAGCTTTTATATTTTTAAGTTTTTTCGGGCTTTTCAATTGGATTTCATCTTTAATGTATGTATCATTTTTGTAAAAGAATCTCTCTATTTTCGCTCTATCATCCATAATATGCACACAATGTTTATGACAATTCGATGCGAATTCCTCAATTGATTTCTTATCAATGAGTTGCGTGCGTATTCCATCTTTGATAGCAGTGCATTTTTTTTCAACATAGTTTGACTTAAGTTCAAATCTAAAAAAAAAACGATCGTGACAAAACACGTAATATTGTTTAATTTGTATTTCATTCTTTTCATCTGATATTATTGAATCTCTTTTTTCATCTATATGAATACCAAGAGTCTCTCCATATTCTTTCAAATATGCTTCAATGTCATAGCAATCATTGATGACAATTGAATCTATATTCAATTTGATAAGTTCTTCTTCCATTTTATTTATTATTTTATAAAGTATATTTTTTATCAATTTTTTTCTCCTTATATATAAATGAAGGTTACTCCTCTCTTTGTCTTGTTGAACCTCGCTTTTATTGGTTCTATTTGCGAAACTGCCCCAACTATTCCAGTAAAAAATAATGCTGGAATTACTAATTTCCACATTGCTGTTCCACATAACAATGGTCTTGAATGTGATGCGTGTGAATTTTTAACCAAGGAATTGGATGAAAAACTTTTTCACAATGATAAACTAATAGCTCTAGCACAGGTTGAATTGGATAATATTTGTAATGTTTTGCCAGCAAGTGTGCATGACTTGTGTTTAGCAGCAGTGAATAATACTGTACCGGAATTACTTGGTAAAATTGGAGATTATGTAGAGAATGAAGGATGTCAAGAACTAGGTATCTGTAAGAGTCTACTGTAATTTTTTTTATATATTACATATATAAAATGGTGCGTTTCATCAAGCTTAGTTATGATGCAAGTAAAGTTTTGGTATCTGAATTTAATACCACATCTCCAACCCCAGGCAAAATATATCTTTTTGAATTGGATGGTGTAGATGCAAATGGGAATCTTTATAAGTTAAAAGTTAGTCAAAACGCCATTATTCCCAACAATGCAAGTGTAGTCGAACAAGTAGCGAATTATGCTGTTAGTGCGGTGAGTAATCCAACTGTTTTGCTTGCTTATACTACATTCGTCGTTCCCACATATGTTTCCTCTGGTGATTTTGTTGAAGGAACATATGTATCTCAAAATGGTTCGAAAATTGTAATTGACTCAACTCCAATTCGTAAATTGTGCTTAAAAGTGTGTAATTGAAAAAATTGATAAATATTAATAATGTTACATATGTATAAAAATGTCATATATCATTGATAAAAAAAAAGTTGTTTTTCAAGACAACTTTAATAGTGAATTCACACAACAAATTCTAGATGACATACACGAATGTGAAGAACTATATCTAAATACTGGTTATAGTACTTTTGTCAATAGATTCAACAAATCGATTGATAAATTATCTATTAATGTTCGTATTCTAAAACTAGGATCTGATTTTAATCAAACAGTTGATATTTTACCTCCTAATTTAGAAGAGCTACATATAGGAGATTCATTCAATCAAAATATAGATAACTTATCATTTAGCTTAAGAGTGCTGAAATTAGGAAATAGTTTTGATAAAAAAATTAATAACTTACCACAAAATCTTCATACTTTAGTTTTAGGAAATTCATTTAATTATCCAATTGAGATGCTTCCAAAGTCTTTAAAAGTTTTATTGATTGGAAATTCATTCGATAGGTATATAGTTAATTTACCGGAAGAATTAGAAATTCTTAAGATTGGCGATAAGTATAATTCAACTTTTACACAGTTTCCAAATAAGCTGAGATATCTTAAATTGGGAAACTCTTTTAATCAAGAATTGGACAATTTACCTGATTCATTGGAAACATTAAAATTAGGTTTTCTTTTTGATAAGGTTGTAACAAGATTGCCAAAAAATTTAAAAAAAATTGTATTATTGAGAATGAGAATTATCTACACAAATTTTGAATTTCCTCAAACAAATGCACAACTCGCTATTAAATATGTTGATGATAAAGTTGCTATAATATTGTAATTATTGAATTACAACTTCTTCCAATTTATAACATAAAGAGTTTTGCCATTCACAATTTTTTAGCAAATATTTTACCATATCCGCATTTTCAATAAATTTATTTGCATATAGTTTAATAAGGCTAGTCTTAAAGTTTTTTTTGTCTTTTATTTCGTATAGTAAAACATTTATTGAAATTATACACCCCTCTATTTCATCAATACTATTCTCACTTACTTTTGTATTTAAATCACAATATAATTTAGTATTTGGTATTCTTTTTAGCTCTAACAAATAGAATCGTAAAGTGTTATAATAGAATTGAGCAATTCTTGTATCGTTCATTTATTAAATTTAGTGTTAAGTATTTTCTAAATCATTTTTTTTGATCTAGAAAATTAAAGTAATCCAACAATACCCTCCGTAACAACACCTTTTCCAATATCTAACCCAACACTTTCAACATCTTTAAGGAAACTATGGTGGTGATGGGGTTGAGGAATAGGCATGGTGTTATCACTATCATCATCTGATGAATAATCCATTATACATTATTATAAGAAAAAAATAAAAAAAAATGATAGCGTGTAGAAAATGCTTTCTCACAAAGCCAGTCGATTTTTTTTTGCATAGCAAAAAAAATTGATGATAAAATACTATGCTTTTAACAAAGTTATTAATGACTACAATTAACATCGACGAAATAATTAATAACAGGATATCCTGGACGAATTCTAGGTACAATTTTTTATTAAGTATTCCTCTTCGTTTAGAAAAGGATAATTATGAATTATTGAAAAACTCAATATTGGGTGTTTATTCAAATGAAAAGATTGATTTTATCTATGATCGCCCCTCCTTGCATATATCATTTGGTCGTTTTAAGATAAATTCAAGGGAAAGATTTGATGAAATTGTAAAATTATTGAATGATTTTAGGGAAAAAAGCAATTTTCTAGAAAATATTGAAATCTACTTTAATAATTATCACAAATTAGGTAAACATGTTTCTCTTCATATTTCCCCAATCAAAATGCAAATAAGCGCAATTATTGGAAGATGGTTCAATGAGATTAATGAATTTTCTCTAGATAAAATACCTCATATTACTGTGGTTTATATGAAGGATAGTTTTGAAGCATATACCCCAAAAAACCCAATCATTCACAAAATTAGATTGGACATTAAGAATATTCGATTGCATCCATATGGTCCAGTTATTAACAATGAAGGACAAAACGAATATATTGAAATTTATAAATGTTTACATTATTATGTTAGATATGAAAATTGAACACGTTGTTTTTATTGTATTTGGGATATTTTTTGTAGTATTTATAGGTTGCGCATGTTACCATAAAATATATTCTAAAAATTATAAATAATATAATATATGTTTGAACCGATTCATCCTCCAATTTACATATTTAGAAAAAATGACATAAGTGTTTTTTACGATAAAATAAAAATAAGTTGCATTCTACCACCAAATAATATAAAAATTCCCAATCATTGGGTGCATTGGATAAAAAATATTGAAGGGAAGATAAGCTTATCTATAAAGGATAGTGAGACTTATTATGAATTTGATAAATTTCATTTCCACGAACTACTTAGACAAACATATAATCTTTTTTATCAACACCAATTGATTTTCAAAGAAAATGGTTTTGAAGTATTTAATCTTTTTCCAATGGAATTTTTAAAAAAAAAATTAAATTATATTTTTGGATTAAAAGAAGCAACAGATATTGATTTCAAGATTGAGATTGCAATTCATTTTAATACACCTGATAAGATATTTTTGAGCAATGAAGTCTTAAATAATAATTTCAATGTAAAGATTGATTTTGAAGAAACTAGTGAAAATGATGCTTTTTACATAAAACATAAAATAATATGGGAAAAAAATAGGATGAATTTAGATAATGAATTTAATAGTTGTTTAGATTTATCAAATATTTTGGAAAAAATGATCCATTGTTAGATAATTCAAAAAAATTTATTTTTATAAATATGATAAAAATAAATTGTATTCATGGGGGAAGTTTATATCATTATGCTCATTTTATTTGCGATTGTCTATTTCCAGAAGTCATTCTAAAAACATATGAAAATGGTGATGTCGTACGTCTAAAAAATCTAGGACAAACCATAGGAAATTTTTCAAAAATCTATGAAGAAGTGATGGGTGTTAAAAATATTGAACTTGATCCAAAAGAATACAAAGAACTTGAATGTGAAGAGATGACTGTATCAAGAAGAAAATTAATCAAGAAAATACACTTTCTAATGTTTCACGATTTTATTATTAAAAGATTTCAAATTACTAAATGTAGAGGAATGCCCAAAGTAATCTTGATAAAAAGGGGAGGTAGAATAGAATTATTAAACGATCAAGTATTAATAAGAAGAAATACTAATGTAAAAACTGGTTGTGAACGTAGAGAGATAAATGAAATTGAAAAGTTAAGAAATTTTTTATTGGAGAGATATCCTAGAAAATTTAAAACACTTGTCTTAGAAAATATTGATTTTAAGGACCAAGTAAATTATTTCTACAATGCAAAATTAATAATTGGCATTCATGGTGCTGCTTTGTCTAATTTATTTTTTTGTAATCAAGGGACAAAAGTATTAGAAGTTTTAGGTGATAGAAAATATCCTTTCTTCGATAAAATATCTACAAATCTTGACTTATATCATCACAAGTGTGAAAATGATTATGATAAAATTGTTGAAAAAATAAAAGAAATAGATCCATTAGAGATTGATCTGCCAACGGGAAATTACGACGATGTTGATTAAAAATTGATTTATTAAATAACAATCTCACTATGCAATAAGATAAAATGCTTGTTTTAATATTTGACACTGAGACAACTGGATTACCAGAGAAAAGAGATTCTTCTATATATGATTTCGATAAATATCCTCACGTAATTCAACTTAGTTGGGTTTTATATGATGATGTTGAGAAAAAAGTAATTGAAGAATATGATCAAATAATAGCTATTGGAGATGATATTCCAATACCAGAGAAGAGTGTAGAAATCCACGGTATTAGTAGAGAGATATCAAGAGAACGAGGAATTCCAATAAAGGAAGCTCTAAGGACTTTTAGAGATGTTCTCAAAAGATGTGATATAGTTGTTGGTCACAACATATCTTTTGACAAAAAAATAATTGTTGTGGAAGGATTACGAAATAAAGTTTATTTCCAATTTAAGAAGAAAAATGAGTTTTGTACTATGCGAAATTCCAATGGATTATCCAAAGAAAAAAAAGGATATTTAAGATTGGGAGAACTTCACAATGTACTTTTTGGTTCTTTACCAGAGAACCTACACAATTCTAAAATTGACGTAGATGTAACACTCAAGTGTTATCTAAAACTAATTGAGAAAAGTTAGTATTTGCAATTTTTTTATATATTTATAATAAAAATATGTCTTTTATTGAAGAAAGTGTAATTGATAATAAAATTAGATTAGTTATACATCCAGATAATCTAAGTAGTAGAAAAGTCGAGTACATTGGTAATTGGATTGACGACAAAAAGTACAAATTTATTGGGAAAGAATATCATTATAAAGATGGCAAAAGAAATGATTTTTTCACTTGTAATGGTGAATTTGTTAGATCTAGCTGCATTAATATCACTAGACGACTTCTTAAAGATGGATTTGTTGTGATGTTTAATCCAACAACTAGAAAGAAAGAATTTGAAGGATATTTTGTTCTAGGAGATTGGGATAAGAATAAGATGAGTCATTTATATCAAGGCAATCAAACTATAAAAATAAAAGGGGATTATAGTAAGTGGTATGAAGGAGATAATATTATATATGAAGGAGGATATGAGATGGGTTTGATACCATTTATATCAAAAAAAGGAGAAGGTATATTATATGATAAAAATGTTTTGATTGGAACTTGGGATGTTACTAAAAATGGCTATTTTACTGATAAATTTGGTACATTTGAAGCATTTTATTATAATGATCAAGCATTAGTGTCAAAAAAAGAAGTTGAAGGAATGTCCATTAACAAAAAAATGGAATATATTATGAAGAAATACAGGGAGAAAGTGATTGATGAGATAAAAAATAAAATAATATAATCATTATCATTCTAAAATTAAATTTTCGTTACTATTTATGAATTTTTTTATTAAAATTGGATCTAAAAATCTATATTTGAAATTAAATATTTTATCCAATTTATTTTTATTAATTTTTATTTTTACTTGTGATTGCTTGTTAAAATAATATAATAATGCGAGTAAATCTGCCAAAGGTCTTGTTGCTCCTTCTATTTGATATCTCTTTAAACGTTTATTAATTTCTATTTCGTAGATGTTTGCTTTTAATCCAAACAAAATGTAATAATTACTTGGATACAAGCAAATTGTATTCCAAGAATTATAATTTTCCTTCGATTTTTGAAATAAGGTTACTTCAAATCCACACCCATCAACATATTTTAGACTCTTATCACCTCCTTCAATACAGTAGATATCAATATCTCTAGAGATTCGAAAACCCATCGCAAACAACAAATAGCTACCTCCCATAAAAAAGTATTCTTGGTTAATGAGAGAAAAGTTGGTATTAAAATAATAATTAAGGTATCTTAAATTAAACAGGAGTTTTATGGTATGATCAAGTTGTTTTGAGAAAATATAGGATATTTGTTTTTCAAATAAATCATAATTATTCCAATTCAAAAAGATTTTACTAGATTGGACTACTTCATAAAAATTATTTGAAATGAATAGTGCATTTTTAATTTTTTCACTGGATATCCCAATTGTTAAAATTTTTGTTTTATTGGATTTCTTAAATTGGGAAATTCGATTTGATGATTCCAAATCAAATAAATATTCGACAAAATCACTAAATTTCATTCTAATAAAATTTATTTGAAGCTTTATATATTCCAGTTGTTTTTCACTGATTGGAACTTCAAATTTATATAAACAAGGAACCTTTATTTTTTCTAGAGAAGCAATTATATTGATGTTCGGTGTGGAACAACAATAATATCTCCATAATAAAAGTTCTACTGATTTATCGCAACTCCCATTTTTGATATATTTTTTTAATTCATTTGTTAACATGAGATTGGGGAATGTTTTTATTATTTTGGGTACAAGGTCATTAAAATTTCTAACATTGAACATTGGCTTCAAATCAAGATGCATACACATTAATGTCTTTTCTACAATTTCTTTATTAAATATCTTCTTACATTTTTTATTGTTTAACAAGTATTCCATATTATTTTATTATAAATTAAATAAATATATTTTTGATAAATTTATGTATTCTTTTATTTTCGTTTTTTTCCAATTCAACACCAAATCGATTATTTTTCCAGTCACGTTTAATTTCTAATGTACTCATTGCATCAATGAAAACATTTTCTTTGACTTCCAAGAGATTTAAGTGATTCGCATATTCGCCAACTATAAAAAATTTGTAGTCTTTATCTTCATCTAATGAGTTATAGCCTCTAGTCCAAAACATCATGTCGTCTCCAAATAATCGAAATACTAGATTATTATCATTCTCAATAAATATACCATTTATGGTATCAAAATAGTTAAAAATCTCACACATAGGCATATTATTTTTATAATTATTTTATTCTTAAATAAAAAAAAATTGATTCATTTATTTGATGATTCCTTACTTTAAAAAATGGCTTGTATAAGTGAAAAAATAAATCTTGCCCGTGGGCAAAAAATTGAGGCGTTGAATATTGATTACTACCTAAATGTTTGCAGATTAGGTACAAGAAATGAGCTTTTTATTCATACCAAAAGAATACAAAATCGATTCGACAAAAATCGAAGAGATGCTCTTGATCTTGTATTGTATCAAATTTTCTTATTACGTAAGAAATATCAACACATCAACCAAACAGAGAAAAATCTTGAAAAACTAATGGCGGTAGGAAAAGATGATGATATTGTTTCTATACTGAATGTTTTAGTTGATCATCAAGATGAGAAAACGATTTACTTGTTTATGAATTATCTTGGAATAAGCAAATTCATACAATATCTTAAGGTTGTCCTTCTCAATGCTGCTGCTTTAGGATCATCAAAAATTTACCAATTTTTCCTTGAAAAAATCTTTGACTTGATTGGAAATACAAAATACAAAGCAACATTTACCCAGACATTAAGAGATTCATTTATTCTAGCAATACAGGCTAGAAATATTGATGTAATATCCTATTTACTGGGAATTATGAAATACCCTGTTGATGCCACAGAGAATGTTGTTGAATTCCAAATTATCAATGTAAAATTTGTTAAGATGGAATCATCACCATTTTGTTTTTCCAATCCAAGCAAATTTTACGAATTGGAAGTGAATTGGTTGAAAGAACGAATTCCAACTAGAACTCCTGTTTTTTTCATTAAAGAATTTCTTGATGAGATGAAGAGAAATCTTGAAAGTGATAAGTATTCCAAAATTTTTGAGAATATTGGAAAAAATAATTACTTAAAATTAAATTATAAGTTACAAATAATATTTTTTATTCTTTTAATAAAAATTATGGCATGTAAGATCTGTAACGAATTTTACAAGGAAAAAATTAATTATCCTGTTATTTTAAATTGTGGGCACACAATATGTTTTGCTTGTTTTGAAAAAATCCCTATTAAGAAATTAGAAACTACATTATTACAACAAAAATGCCCAATTTGTCAAACTGTTGTTAAACATCACACCAAAAATTTAGCAATCTTAGAGTTCATTGAAAAAACAGGTAAGATATTTAAGGAAAGTGATGAATTGAAATTAAGCAATGAAAAACTTACAATTGAGAAAGAAACTCTTGAGAAGAGATTTAAGATAGATTTAGAGAAGAAAATAAATGAATTATTTGATGATTTAGATAAGTTCCCCAGTTTCTTTGAAAAAATATCTTTTACTTTCGACAAAATATTGAACACTGAATTTGTAAATTCTAAGATATATTTCTTAAAATTAAGCAAAAATTATAAATTAGAATATGGAGACATCCTTAGTGTTATGTTGAAATATGAAGTTTATAATGAAATATCTAAGAAAATACTAGACAAGGGGATCAATTCCGTAAATTCTAATAATTGGTCCAATCTTATGTTAGCTTGTTTTTATGGAAATTTAGAAATCGTTGAATATCTATTAAATAGAGGAGTTGATGTTAATTATCAAAGTCTTGATGGATATACTGCTCTAATGATCGCTAGCGAACAATCCAATGAATCAAGTAGTATAGAAGTAATTATTAAATTAATTGAAAATGGTGCATATGTTAATTTCAAAAATGAAAAGTTAGGGTTGAATGCTTTTATGCTTGCTTGTATCAATTTTAATACCACTTCTAGTATCGATACAGTTAAATTATTACTTAAAAATAAGGCATATATCAATGATGAAAATAATCAAGGATTAACTGCTTTATCTTTAGTATTAAATAAGAGTGTGAATGATAGCCATTATGAAATAGTAAAGTATTTAATAGATAATAATACTGATGTTAATAATAAGGATAAAAATGGTCTTACTCCATTAGCACTTCTATTAGAAAAAGAAAATTTCAATGATACCAACAGTGCCGCTTTGCTTATAGAAAAAAGCGATATAAATGCTCAAGACTATAATGGAGAATCAATTCTTATCAAAACTATTAAAAATAGAAGAAATAATGAATTTTTACAGATAATTGGTATGGATGTTGAATTAGATAAGCAAGATAAAAATGGAAAGACAGCTTTAATGTATTTGTTAGATAAATATAGATTAAAAGATGCTCCTATGGAAAATATTATGAAGATGCTTGAAAAGGATCAAAATCTTGATTTAAGAGATGATAAAGGTTACACTGCATTCATGTATCAAGTTTTATATTCATTTGAGCTTAGAAATATCGGAATATTAAAATTACTCTATTCAAAGGGATTGAACATACATCTTACAAATAAAGATGGAAAGAATGCCTTATTGTTAGCGATTGATGAGTATATGAATCGCGGCAATTCCTTTAAAGAAATTATTGATTATTTGAAGGACCTAGAGCAAAAGCTTAATATAGAAAAAAATAAGATAGCAAGCGAAAATTGATTATAAAAAAAATTGATGTAAATTTTTATTGATTTCTATAGATTCACAGAAGTATATAGAGATGCCCATTATTACAGCCCTGCTTACCAACAAAAAAGGAGAATACAATTTATTTGTGGAACCTTTTGTCGGTAACCTTGACAACTATTTGAGATTTATGACCTTTGAAAAATTCATTGAATTATGTCCTATTTGTCATGAAACTTTTGCTAAAAAAGGAACCAAAAAAATACTATCCATTCTTAGATGTGGTCACGTGACCCATCAAAAATGCTCAGGACATTGGTTTGACAAGAACAAGATTTGTCCTGAATGTAGGACTTCCATCAATAAGAACTCACTTGAATATTTATCGGATGCTATTTCATCAAAAAATGAAGAAGTTACTTGTTCAATTTTAAGAGAATTGAACTATTCATATGATTTTGGTGAACTGGCATCAATGAATACAGATCACCTTTCTAAAATTATAGAATGGATTTATTCATATAATCTTGACATAGTTATTGAGGTAGTAAAAATTATCAATAAGATGGGAGATGATTTCCAAAAATTTGAGAAGATTGTTGGATTTATTGTTAACAAAGTAGGTTTTGAAAGATTTTTTGATCTAATTGAACTTTTTTTGGAGGAGTCGAGTGATGAAAAAGTATCACATTGTGTAGAATATGTAGCAAGGTTTATGACATTTTATTTCAACCCTGTTTTGAACGACAGACATGTGAAGATTAAAAGGTTTTCAACTTTATATTTTAGATATTTCAAAAACAAATTAAGATGTTTCTACAAAAGAGCAAAAATTATATACAAGAAATACCATAATCAATCGCAGGATTTGCTTGGATTGAAAAAATATATTGAAGATTTAAGAGATCTTGATTTTTTGCACCAAAGATGTTTCTTTTTGGTTAAGAAAATTCGTTCATTCTTTGAGAAAAACAAAATTGATGAAGTGGAAAAGTATTTGAGTATTCTTTATGAAACTTGTTTTCAAAATGAAAACCTACATTCTTATTGCTATTTTTTGTTCCCAAATGGATTTTTTGATAGGATATTTTCATTGTCTATTATTGAGAATAAGAGTATCTTTTCAAATACAATCTCCATTCTTTGTTCAAAAACGATTGTTCATTTCTTTCCAATCTACAAAATGAAAAATCCAATTACATTGGAATTAGCAGAGAGATTGATTCGTTATCCAGACCTTTTGAAGAAATGTGTTATTCAATTTTTCCGTTATTTATTAAACATCCAGGATCATCATATTCTATATGATTTGAGTTTTGAAATCGATAACATCATGGATCGATTATTTAGATTAATTGACTATTTTGAGGAAAGTGACGAAGACAAAAATGCATTGAAAAGAATGATGAAATATTCTATTGAGAAAAAAATGGAATAAAATTATTATAATTAAACCTCACTACAAACATCTAAAATAATATTTTGTAGTTTATCTTTGAATGATTCTTTGAATTCTTCAAGAAGAGAATATCTTGAATATATTTCCAATCTAATCAAATTATTTGGTAGCTTTTTTATAGGTTTTTCGAAATAATATGACAATCTTAAAAATTCGATGCTATCTGGTAAGTTATCTATACTGTGATTAAAATCTGTATCTATACTTAAATATTTTAGATTAGGAGGTAGGTTATCTAGCCCTTTATCAAAATTTATCCCAATTTCTAGTTCCTCGAGAGAATTAGGAAGAAAGTCTAGAGGTTGATTGAAGTGATGTCCAATTCGTAATTTTTTTAATTTTTGAGGTAAATTATCTAGTGGTAAATTGAATAATCCACTTAGTTGTAAATTTTGGAGAGATTGTGGAAGATTATCCAATGAATTATTGAAGCAGGAATAAGGGTTAAATATCAATTCTTCAATTTGTGGAAGATTATCTAAATATTGATTAAAGTGGAATCCAAAAATTAATTTTTTTAAATTTTTTGGATACTTATCAATAGGTAAATTAAAATTATAATCAAATACTAGGTGTTCTATAGAATCAGGTAATCTAAATATAGGAGAATTATAATGATAACCAAATTTTATTTTCAATAATCCATCAGGAAAACAATTAACAATCTTATTGAAACTAAACCCAAATTTAATATATTTTAGATTTTTGGGCAATTTATGAATATAACGATTAAAATTACTTCCTAGAATTATGGTTTCGATTCCATCGGGTAGATTGTCAATTACTTTATTATGACTTGTTCCAAACACAATTTTTTTTAATGATTTTGGAATATTTTTTATTTTTTTATTGAATTTATAACCAAATTCTAAATATTCTAAATTGTATGGGAAATTTGATATAGGCACATTAAAGGATTGCCCAAATATTAACCCCTTTATCTTATCAATTTTACATAATTTCTCAATATCATTGGAAAACCGATTACCCAAATGAAGCGTTGGATATATTTCTAGTTTTGGATTCAATTCCTCTATCAATTCATCAGTTAATTCTCTATTATATAAAGTGTTATAAATAATTGATTTTGTTTCATTACATATTATAAAATTCATATATTAGAGATATAAATATATGAAATATTTCCAAAAATTAAAATCAGCAAAAATACTAATTATTTAATAGGTAAGAAAGAGCATTATCGTATTCTCTTCTTGTCCTGTAATCTTTAAAGTGTACATCATGAATTGAATATTTATTTGAATTATATTTGTCTATCATATTGTTTCTTCTATAATGATTCAAAAATTTTCTTGATAATTTATTTGCAAAATTATAATTATGTTTCTTAAAATGGTGTATCAAATACAATAATTTATTTTTATCTTGTCCTCCTCTAATATGTTTTTTAATCAATTTGGTTAGAAATCTTACGTTATTATTCAATTTCAAAAGGGATTTAAAAAAAGAGGGTCGTTTTATCAACAAGGTCTTTAGTAATTTTATATCTTCCAGCATGTTATAGTGATGATGTTTGTTCACTAATCTCAAATTATTTAATGTTATATAAATTGATCTTCTTAGTTTTTCATTATAATCATCATCTAATATTTTTTTCAAATAATATTTTATTAATCTTATATTCCTGCGAGACAATACATATTTTTTTCTTATATTACGAATATTCTTAATTATTGGTCTCTCATTGTGAATAATGTATTTATTCATATAATAATAATTATTTTCAACATTTCTACGTGAATAATTATCTTTACTATTTGCTATTTGAAATGAATTATAATTAGTAGGATAATCTCCATTTTCATCTTGACTCACGTCTGGTTCGATGGTAGGAGTATTCTCATTTTCAATTGGTTTACTAACTGGTGTTTCTACCGGCTTGCTAACAGGGGACTCAACCGGCTTTCTTACTGAAGTTTCTACTGGTTTGCTAACAGGGGACTCAACCGGCTTTCTTACTGAAGTTTCTACTGGTTTGCTAACAGGGGTTTCTACTGGTTTGCTAACAGGTGACTCAACTGGCTTAGTAACTGGTGACTCAACTGGCTTAGTAACTGGTGACTCAACTGGTTTGCTAACTGGTGACTCAACTGGTTTGCTAAAAGGTGACTCTACTGGTTTGCTAACTGGTGATTCGACTGGTTTGCTAACAGGTGACTCTACTGGCTTAGTAACTGGAGATTCAACAGGTTTACTAACTGGAGATTCAACGGGCTTAGTAACTGGTGATTCGACAGGTTTGCTAACAGGGGTTTCTACTGGCTTAGTAGACTCAACGGGCTTAGTAACTGGTGATTCGACTGGTTTGCTAACAGGTGACTCAACTGGCTTAGTAACTGGTGACTCAACTGGCTTAGTAACTGGTGATTCGACTGGTTTGCTA